AGGGACGGCTACTCACACGCTCTGCCTCGAGCCCCACAGATCCAATACTGTCTGGTGTGGGCCTGAGACGCGCCGGGGTAAGGCTTGGACCGAGAGAAGAGAAGAGGCCGTGGCTGCCGGGGCAATTTTATTGACTGAGGCAGAGTATAAGCAGGCCCATGATATGGCTAAGGCAGTGTGGGCAAACGAGGAGGCGGCCAAGATATTATCGGGAGATATTATGATTGAGCCCAGCATTCTCGTAAAGGATGAGGTCAGGAATGCTGACCTAAGATGTAGGCCCGATGCATGGCGAAAAGATATTGCCGCGATAATAGATTTAAAGACGACGATAGATCCCAGTCCTGCCGGGTTTGCTTCTCAGGCTGGAAAACTTGGCTACCATATACAGGATCAATTTTATCGTATGTGTATGGCCCTTGAGGGTCACGAGATTGACAGGTTTGTATTTATAGCCGTCGATAAGAATGGACCGCCCTACACTGTGGGCGTCTACGAGCTCGATGAGCGATCTCTGCAAGAAGGCAGGGCCGCCGTCGAATACGCGCTGGACAGATTTGTCTGGGCGCAAAAAACTGGGTTATGGCCGTATGACTATGGGGAGTTACAAACAATCCAAATACCGCCGTATACCTTTAAATTCACTGAAGAGCAAAAATAGTCAGGAGACACATATGCCAATTAAATTTGAAAGTGAAACAACCTCTGATATGTCTTACGTCAGAGTTAATTTACCACAGAATAAGTGGACAATTAAAACGCCCGAAGGTGACGTTGATGATATTGATATGGGAACTGGAATTGCCATTGATATTAAAAATGTTGTCTTAGGGTGGCTACACATTGACGTGGGGATAAGGGAATTCCTTCCTTGGCCGTCACCGGGTCAGCAAGTAGAAAAGCCTGAGGGTGGGCCACATAAGAAGGGCTTTGAGGTTTATTGTTGGGCCAATGGCCGTGCGGCACAGTTTAGTAATAATAGTTACGGTGCAAACCAGTTTATCGCTAAACTATATAATCAAGTAGAAGAAGATCCAAACTTTGCGACTAAAATTCCAGTCGTGCAAGTTACTACATCAACTCCTGTCGTGATAGGTAAGGGAACCTCTTACGACGTAGGATTTAATATAGCTAAATGGATTGACCGTCCCACCGGTGAGGCTAAGGCTGTAGATCCACAGCCAATCGCTGCCTCGAGTTATGAGGCCCCGGCTGCACCGTCTGCTCCGGCTACCGAGAAGAAAGATTTCGGCTTCTAAAAACGATGGCCCCGGTGAAATACCCGGGGCTGTTCCCAGGATTAAAGTCAATAAAATTAATAAATTAAGGGAGAAAAAATGTCTGAAGCATACTTTCAAAAGGTAAAGGAGAGTGCCGTCAGCGACGTCACACTTACTTTAAAGGGCGGCAGAAACGAGACACTCAATAAGGCTGCGTATGCGCTGGGCAGGCACGCACACTTGGCCCCGTCTAATATAGATTTAGCCATTATGGAATTACACACGGCTGCAAAGTCAGTCGGCCTACACGACTTAGAAATCAAGGCCACAATAGGATCCGGGTTTAAGCGTGGCGGTGACAACCCAAAAATTTTAGAAAATTCAGATACAACTCCTTACACGGTATCTGAATTCGACAGATTAATTGGGCGATTAGCCAGTAACGAAATGCTGGTACGAGATCAGGAGACAAGAAAAGATAAAATCAAAAAGGCTAAGGAGGCGTGGGATAGAGCCGTACCGATAAGCCGGGATAATAAGGACGCAGTGCGCCCGGCGCTTTTATATCTCAACTCACGGGGCCTGAGAGCGTCTACGGCATCGAATGTAGCGCGATTTAGCCCTAATGTATACGACGGGCCAGCCATCATATTTTCGGCGCTTAGTTCGAATGGAGAAGTGCAGGGCATACAGGCCGTGCTTTTAACGCCGGAGGGAAAGAAACGTATACACAATGGTATATCCAAATACAGCAGAGGCGTAATAGCCGGTAACGTTATGCGTATTGGAGACGAGCACGACGGGGCTGCAATCATTATGGTTGAGGGCCCGGAGGATGCACTGTCAATACACCAGGCCACAAAAGACAAAGTAGAGGCTGCTATCGTGTGTACATTTGGTAAGGCCGGAATGCAGTCTTACAATGTACCTAGAGCCTCAGACGTAACGATATGCGCCGATCCCGACTTAGATGTAGACAAATGCGCTGACGTCCTAAGTGGCGACGGTAGCACGTCTGTGTATGTCGTCAGGTTTAACGAGCTGGGCGTTGAGAACGTCGTCGATGCAAACGATTACCTACAGGAAGTAGGCGAGGATAAGCTTCGAGAGGCACTGACACTGGCAAAGCCGGTAGCGCAAGTGAAACAGGAGAGCATCGAGGCCGAGAGGCAGTGGCCGACGCCATACGATCCCATTGACCCGGCGAAGATCCCGGCGAGGCGTTGGATCTATGGCCGTCACTACATTCGTTCTAACGTGTCTGTGTTGGCGTCTGCTGGTGGCATTGGTAAGACTTCCATGCAGACAATTGAGGCACTGTCGATTGCGACGGGGCAGTCTCTGATCGAGGACGAAGTCCACGAGAGGTGTAATGTGTGGCTCATTAACCTCGAGGATCCGCTGGAGGAAATGCAGCGACGGGTGGCGGCTGCAATGATGCACTACGGCGTCAAGGCAAAAGACATAAAAGGTAAACTATTTCTCGACGCCGGGAGAGATCTAAAAATTATATTCGCAAAACAATCCCGGGACGGGCTCGACGTAGACGAGGAGCTCAGGGATTACATGGCCGATAAAATAGAGCAAAACAATATTGGCATGGTATTTGTAGATCCGTGGGTGGGCGCAAATCAAATAAACGAAAATGACAATGTGGCAATGAATGCGGCGATAGCCAGCGTCAGGGCGATTGCAGATAAGACGGATTGCGCTTTCGTGTTGACGCATCACATACGTAAAATGCACGGCGACGACGCGACGGTGGATAGTGTCCGGGGCGCTGGATCACTCATAGGAGCCGCGAGGGCTGCGAGAGTTATTAACAAAGTAAGTCAGGAAGACGCGCTGAAATTGGGCGTCAGTGAGCAGGAGAGCCTGGGTATATTTCGTGTTGACGACGGCAAGGCTAACTTGGCTCCGCCAGCAGAGAAGGCCGTGTACAGGCGGATGGAGGGCGTGCAACTTCCCAATGGGGAATATGTCGGCGTGGCAGTGGCGTTTAAAATGCCTGACTTGTTCGATGGCGTGACAGTTAAAGATGCAATGAAGGCGCAGAGAGTAGTCGGTGAGGCGCTGGAAAATGAGGATCCATACAGAGAAAACATCCGGGCTAATATGTGGGTAGGAAATGCAGTGGCACAAGTTTTAGACTTGGACACGGAAAAGAAACACGAAAAGGCTAAAATTCGTGCTATAGTTAAGCAGTGGCTGGCGACTGACGTTTTAAGGTTGGAGCCAGTCTACGACAAAAGGCAGGGGAGAGACGTCACGGTAGTGGGCGTCGGCGCATGGATAACAGGAGAAGAGGCAGGACTATGAATAAAAAAGAATACGAAGTAATCGCCAGGCTTGTCTATGACGATGACACTGAAATCTACGAAATTGAGTGGAACCATAGCAACCCAAAGACTGCTGACATATTTGTCAATAAGAGCAGGAGTGAGGCGATGAGAGCCTGCGACGATGGAATTGCGGATCTCACATACTTCAGATTATTACTTGAGGAAGTGGAGAGAAGTGCTCCGACTTTACACTGATTAGGCGTTTCCTCAGTCCGAAATTGCGACTGAGGAAGAGTGCTTACACTGAGGAGAAAACACCGCAAAAACCTTCCTCCTTAGTTATACGTATATATATACGTAACTAAGGAGGGAGTGAGGCGGATATATAAAACGACTGAGGAGAATAGTTGTCATGGTAGTGAAAAAGAAAAGTAAACGTGTTACATTAGCTGAAGCAAAGAGAAAGGGACGTGATGTACTTGGTAGACCTGAGGGCGGCGCTCCACTCATTAAAGCAGAAGTGTGGGGACAACTTAAACCGCTGGATTATATTGCCCGGGAAAAAGTTAATAAGTGGGGTGATACATTGCCTACGTTCGTTCCGCCAGAAATGGCTGGACGTTTTGAGGCTGCTTACGAGGCACTAGGTTACGCCGTAGAGGCTAACGATGTCATGGCTACTAATCAAATCGCCGGGCAACTTATGAGGGCTTGGGAAGTATTGGAGAAGACTGCAATTGAGGCCGGGCATAAGCCTCCGGCTGAGGATTGTTATTGCGTCGAGCTCGAGGGCGGTAGGATCGTATGCATTGCATCTAAGAATGCTCACATACTACGTGAGAAGTACAAGGACTGGATAGTTTACAGTTTCGAGGATGTTGCTAGAATATTATCTAATGATTTTACGGCTAAATTTTTGGAGGCTGCTTACGATAGTTTTCCAAAGGCAGAAATAACAACCGTCATTAGGGATGGCGTGGATAAATCAATCGACTGGTCAATAGGGGATGAGATACCGTGGTAAAAATGGATAGAGACGAAATATTAAAGGAAGCTATGAAGGTCATAAATAATGACCGCAATGCTGATTATGGAGACGCTCGAGAAAACTTTGAGAATACTGCAAAGTTATGGTCAGCTTACACTGGCTACGAAATAGGTCACATCGATGTGGCTGTAATGATGGTGTTGCTTAAAATATCTAGGATTAGGGTATCGCCTGATAAGGCAGATCATTGGGTGGATATTTGTGGGTATTCAGCTTTGGCCGGGGAGATAGGATCAGATGGTAGGTAAAATTGGTAAGGCTAAAATTTCTGTAATAGAAAAGATGGGAGAGGATGAGGTGCTTGATAGAATATCTACAGGCACTTCAGTCAGATCTCTTATGAAAGAGTTTGATGTTGGTTATAAGCTATTTGCTGTGTGGCTCGACGCTGTCGAAGGCAGGAGAGGCAGATATGACCAGGCATTATCAGAAGCCGGGAATTATTATGCAGAGCGTGCAGTTGACACAGCTCAGAACGCGCAGCCTGAGGATGTTAATGTATCGAGATTGAAAGTTGACACTGATAAATGGATAGCAAGTAAGCTTAATCATAAATACGATACGAGACAAAGAGACGTAGCAATAAACATAAGTGTTAATGATTTACACGCGCAAGCAGCTCAATTACTTGGCGATGTTATCGAAGGCGAAGCTGAGGAAGTTGAACCGTGATTTCGCAGACTAGGTCACAATCGCGTGTGCGCGTGCGCGTGTCAAAAGTCGGCAAAAATGTCAACTTTCATGCATTATTGATGTCGTTTTCGTGCATTTCGGGAGGGCGTTTTCGCTAAGTCATTGATTACATTACATAATAAAATTAACATAATACAGATTATGCGAATCCAATTTTTAGCCCCCCCTTACTTTTTGTTCGCGCCCCGGCTTTTGCAACCACCCCATCACAGATCGAGACATAGAAAATGACCAGCAATCCATTTTTAAAATTAATGAAAAGATACCAACACGATCCCGTAAAATTCGCCAGGGAAGTAATAGGCATGGATCCCGACGACTGGCAGTGTGAGCTTTTACAATCCGTCGCTGACCCAAAGATTAGACGTGTCAGTTGCAGATCGGGACACGGCGTGGGGAAATCTTCAGCCGTGGCAATGGCAGCTATTTGGCACGTATTAATGAGAGTGCCATCGAAGACAGTTGTCACCGCCCCCACCTCTGCACAGCTTTTTGACGCCTGTTTCGCTGAAATGAAAAATATTGCAAAACGTCTAAAGCCTCCATTTAACGAGTTACTCGAGATAAAGAGTGACCGCATTGAGCTCAAGAGCGCCCCGGAGAGCACGTTTATATCGTGCCGGACGTCGAGGCAGGAGCAGCCGGAGGCACTCGCAGGGGTGCACTCACCGAGCACGCTTTTATTGGCTGATGAGAGCAGCGGTATCCCGGAGAGCGTCTTCGAGGCGGCCAGCGGTTCAATGTCGGGAATTCACGCGACGACAGTTTTAACCGGGAACCCCACCCGGAATACTGGCTTTTTTTATGATACGCACAATCGACTGAAGGAAAATTGGCATACTATGCACGTATCCTGCGTTGACAGTAATCGCGTATCCGAAGACTTCATTAATGACATGAAAAATCGTTACGGAGAAGATAGCCCGGCGTACCATGTGCGCGTGCTTGGAAATTTCCCTCCGTCTGAGAGTGACACAGTTGTCCCGGTATCTTTAATTGATCACGCCATGAAAAACGACGTGAAGATCCACGAGGATACTGTCTCTATCTGGGCACTCGACGTCGCCCGGCAGGGGAATGACAGCTCCGTTTTGTGTAAGCGCCAGGGCCCGGTAATTCACCCACTGACCGTGTGGAACAATTTAGACTTGATGCAATTGACTGGGGCCGTGAAGGCTGAATATGACGCTGTATCTTCGTCTAAGAAGCCCGTCGAGATCATTGTCGATAGCGTAGGCTTGGGAGCCGGTGTATTGGATCGACTTAGGGAGCTTGGCCTCCCGGCTCGAGGCTTGAACGTATCTGAGAGATCCGTTCAGAGGGAGACATACATAAATTTACGCGCAGAGCTCTGGTTTAAGTGTAAGGCTTGGCTGGAGGGTATGGACGTTAAGATACCTCACGACGACAGGCTGTGGGCGGAGCTGGCAGCTCCCCGGTATCACTTTACCAGCTCAGGTAAGATACAAGTCGAGAGTAAGGAGGCCATGAAAAAGCGAGGCATTAACTCACCCGATAGAGCTGATGCAGTTTGTCTTTCCTTAGCAAATGAAATGACGACTATGGCGTATGGCACGAGCTCCTCAGGCTCATGGAATAAGCCGCTGCGTCGAGAGATCCTAGGCATTGTATAAAAAAGGACCAGTTGATCAAACTGGCCCTTTTTGCTAGATCACCAAGAAAAGGAGACGAGGCTCTAGCTGCACGCGGTTTGGTGAAAAATACTTAAAACCACCGGCACTCACGGCTTACCGTATACGTTATCTGTTTCTCAACTCCTGTATGTACAGGCACTCGTTGCATCTATCCTGCATTTTTCCTTTTTTAATTCCTTTAGATCTAAGCAGCAAAAAATTTCCGCACACACATTTGCATACCCACATACTTCCGTTGCAATTTTTCTTCGTGTTTAAATCTTTACCCAGAACGGTTATGCGTCCATTTTTTCTACCCACCATTTCATTATAAAGTTTTCTCTCGTCGCCCATCGCCGTGTGATCCGATTTTCTAAAATACAGCGGATCCTTGTAGACGTTTTTTAATTCTTTTTTAGGCGTGAAATGAGTGCCCTTCGATAAGACTACTCTCGCAGCATTACCGTTAATAGGCGTGAAATATTTATTAGCTTTACTTGTTACCATTACAAATCTCCCGGTTGTATAATTTAACTGTAACATACAAATTTTGCAAATTTACTAGTTTACGTTATTTTTTTTATTTAATTTTTTTATTGCCTCATTTATTTCTTTATCTGACCCGTCAGTTTCGATAATCCTACCATCATTTTTATCATAATATCTTTTATATTTTGGATGCTTGTATCCATTGTAGTCATAATAGAAATGGAATTCTAAATTTTTCTTCTTCTTATTTTTGGCGACGAGCTCCCACTCGTCACCATTGTCAATAAATAGAGCGAAGGTATTTTTCATATTTTAGATCCTTTTCTTAAATTATCCTCAGCCCAAAGCGGTTGCAAATTTTTAAAGTTAAAGCACTTTAGCTGATCTTGTTCCTTTTTTAAGTTAAAAGAGGCGCACGGCTTAATGTGGTCAATGTGCCAATCGCCGTAATTTTCCCATGCCATGCCTTGAGTGAATTGTCTCTCAAGATGGTTACGAAGTTCTGGTACTGGGCATCCAACAAGTTGCATAGTCTTAATTGATTTTTCACCTCCCTGATTTATTATTGCTGCTCTAACCCTTGCACGTAATGACCCAGCTATTCTGAATGATATATCATTCCTTGATCTATTTGCGTGGTATTCTTTATAGTATTCTTTTGACATTTTTATTTTTTGAATTGCTCTTTTTTCTTCTATTGTTTTTGCGTGCCAATTTTTACTTGATCTGCATTTAGCTGCTTCTCTAAAATTTTTATCCTCCCTGTATCTTTCAGCTCTTCTTTTATTTTCACTTTTACGCACTTTTTGATTATTACGAATTTTCCAATTTTTCTTGCTATAGTTATTTGCACAACGATGGCTGCAAAATTTCTTTTTCCGTCCTAAAGTAAAAAAGTTATAACAAGTGTGGTAACTGCAAAGAGCTATCATATTTGTCATATTTGTCATATTTCCTCCTCCCATTACGCTACCTCCTTAGCTATTTTCTGGGCAGCCATACGCTGGCTCCAGTTTAGGTCACCTTTAAACCCGGCCCTCCATAGGGCAATGCAGACTTTACGAACTGCCGGGTCATTACAAAACTTCTCTCGAAACATAGAATAAATGTCTTTGAAGCCTTCACCGTGAACTTTACGCATATACTTACCCCAGTATCCCGGGTCACTATAATACAGATTGTACTGAACAAAGTGTGAAAGCTCGTGCAAGACTTGGATCAAGTTGCCGTGATCGACGTCGCCTTTTTTGACGTGCATACCACCGCACTGAGGATTAGCATCAAAGTGACAATACTCGTTCCAGTAGTAGTGCCCTTCCTTTTTGTATTGAGGCTTTTTAAATCTCTCCCTCTGGCCGGAATTACTACCGCTGATGATGTTTTCAATTTGCCAGTAAGTTGTGCAAATTATTATGCTATCAAAACCAGCCCGGCTACAATTGCTCCGTCTGTTAGGAGCCTTAACGACTAGCACGTCGTGTGCCTTTTGCTTTTGCTCCTTAGACATTTCAAATTTTGTGCCGTCGAGGTAACTCAATGCATCAGCAATGATGTTATAAAAAAAATCTTTCTGGTTCGATAGGCTATTTGGATTATTTGACATTATGATACCTCCCTTTGAATTATTAAGCCCTTCTTGAGCATTTCCTTAGCCGACGTAGTGTCGCCTCTCTCCAAGTTATCGAGAGCCCAATTCACCCAGCTTGCGGCGTGTTTCGATAATAATTCTGGACGTGGAGCCTCTACGTCAGGCTCCGGGACCAAGCCAGCAGACTTAGGCCCAAAGTTGTGAAGGTTGAGCCAGTCCAGAAGATCCTGCTTTGAGGTTGGCACTTCAACCTCACGCCAGTCGCGAGGAGCGCCACGTTGGGCGTCCCTCTGTGTTCCAAACCATTGACCAGTGCTACTTTGATATAAACGCATTTTAAAATTTCCTTTTGGTTAACTTATAATAAGATAGTATGTTATTATTCTGTTAACATCAAGTTAATAATGCAACTAAATATACAGGAAAATCAATGACTTACGATTTTTTTTCTTCGTAGTGTAAAATGCGATGACAGTTTGAACACAATATTTGGCACTTTGCAGCTTCCTCATACGCACGCTTCCATTGCTTGTGAGACACGTAGTGGCTGACTTTTGTATCGCCTTTTGCTTCTGGGTGGTGAAAGTCGATAGCCGCCGGGTGAGAAAAAGCACACTTCTCACATCTTAATTTTGATTTGAATTCCCACCATTTATCTCTGTGCTTCTGGACGTGCTTTTTATTACTCGCTAAAACTTTTTCTCTATTTTCGAGATACCACTTCATACCGTAAGATCTGCTGTATGTTTTACGTTTATCTTTATCTTTATATGGCATCATTAACTCCTGATCTTGGCATTGATTATACACTACCTGGGAAATAAATTGAAAAAAAAGCTTATTAATGGCACAATATATTTAGCGGTAGGTTCCCTCTTGCCGTAGAGCCCTAGGAGCTCCCCCGTGTGTCCTCCCACGCACGGGGTTTATTTAACTTAAAAATAATGTATTATAGGGCAAACTTATGAAGGAGGTTTATTATGCCAAAAGTCGGCGGTAAAACATACGCATACAATACTAAGGGAATGAAGGCTGCAAAGAAGGCAGCTAAAAAGTCAGGAAAAAAAATTAGCTACAAGAAAAAGGCTAAAAAGTAATGGCCGTAAAGGGAGCTAGAAAAAAGTCTTCGAGCCCAAAGCCTAAAAATCCAAAACTCTACTCTAGGGTAAAGTCTGAGGCTAAGAAAAAATTTAAAGTTTATCCGTCTGCATATGCAAACGGGTGGCTTGTTAGAGAATACAAAAAGCGCGGCGGTACTTATGCCTAAGTCATCCGGGGGATTAACAAAGTGGTTTAAGCAGGACTGGCGCGATGTTAAGACTGGTAAAAAGTGTGGACGCACAAAGTCTAAGAAAGATAAGGGTAGGCCGTATCCGGCCTGTCGCCCTGCAAGTCAGGCCAAAACAGCCTCAGCCAAAAAGGCGGCAAAAAGAAAAACTGGACCGAAGCGCATAAGCTGGAAAACAACGAAGGGGTCTAAAAAATGACAATTGGTTTGCTAGATGCACTAGCTATGGGTTTTGGGATGAAAGATAGAACCCAAGAGTATTATGACACGACAGAGAATAGTATTCGAATGGACCCAACTGGCTCATATAGAAATATGGGCTTTGACCCTAATGAACAAGCTGACAGATATGCCTCACTCGCCGAGAGCGAGGGATACCCGGTCAGGGGCGGTCCATTTAGACTTGCCGGTGTTCAGATGCGGAGAGATTTGACTGATGCCTTCGACGGGGGAGGTTTTGGCTACGGAGAAAGTGGTCCCAGATTTGAGGGAGGCCCATCTAGTATTTTTCTAAATTTACTTGGCGTCCGGCCAATGGGCTACAATCAGCAAGCGTCGCAAGTTCCACAAATGCCGACAATGCCCCTCCGGGCTCCGATGAGCATATTTAATAATCTACCCCCGGCGCTTAAATGAGTAAGAAAAAAGATCCACGACTAGCCCGGGCTGGCGTCAGCGGCTTTAACAAGCCGAAGCGCACGCCCAATCACCCAAAGAAAAGTCACGTCGTCGTGGCTAAGGAGGGCGACAAAGTTAAGACAATTCGCTTCGGGCAGCAGGGTGTAAGTGGAGCTGGTAAGTCGCCTAAGACGGCGAAAGACAAGGCGCGTCGTAAATCTTTTAAGGCGAGACACGCGAAAAACATATCCAAAGGCAAAATGTCAGCAGCCTATTGGGCAAATAAGGAAAAGTGGTGATGGTTGTTAGTTTATTAGATGACGTTTTAAGATTTGCTTTACGGGGAAGATACCCTCAGGTTGTTCCTCCAGTGCAAGCTATCGACAAAACAACAGGTAAAGTTTTTCCTCAAAAAGTGCCATCTGAAGAACAAAAAAAATTATCCAAAGCTATGAAAAAAGTGCAAACGCTTATTAACGAGGGTGAATACGATCCGTTTTTTGACGTATCAAAAAGATTTGACGTTGATCGAACAAAATATCCTGAGGCAGCCGCACCAAATCAAACTTTAGATATTATTCCAAAAAAGCCGGAAACTATTGCAAAGCACGACGAGCTCTACGGGGGCCCTGAGGCTATGAAAAAATTACAAGAGGCATACCTAAAAGGCTTAGATATACCAGACACTGATAAATGGTATTTTATGGGCCAGCTCGAAAAAGAATTCATTGACGCTTACGGCCCCGGCACTGGCGAGAAAATGTTTAAAAAAATGTTTGCTGATAACATGGCGGCATGGACCGGCGGCATGGATCCAACAGCAAATCTCAGAGCTGCTACGTTTGAAAATTTTATGAATTTTAAAAAGTCTGGCTTGCCTGAGGCTGCTAATCAATATCCTTATCCAGTTGGGGGAAGATTTTTAGCTAACAATGCTTTACAGGTTGAGAAGTTAAAAGCTCAAGGTGGGTTGATTGATCCAATAACGAACCCCAAAAGATTTAATTTTAGCACAAATTTTTTAGGAGCCGCCGACCGGGCCACTATGGACGAGCAAATGACTAAGCTGGTTCGACCTGAGAAAGCTGTACCAGATTTTTATGGATCAGCAGAAAAACCCGTTCACAGATTAGCTGATAAATATAACACTGACCCTCGAAACGTGCAGGAAGTTATTTGGCACGGAGGCACGGGTAAGACGGGCAAACCTATGATCCAGTTTGTAAACGAGGCAATTGAGCGAACTAGTAAAATCACCGGCCTGACACCTAAGGAGGTAGTTAATGGTATGGTAAAGGGAAGCATTCCTATATTCGGCCTCACAGCGGCAGCCTCAATGCCTCAGAATATGCAAACGGATCTCCTAAATTATATGCAGAGGCGTTAAAATATGACAGGCTCAATATCTGGTATACTTGGTCAAATAATAAAAGGCGCAACTAAAAAGCAGAAAAAAGATTTACTTTCCGCTTTAATAGATTTGCCGCCTCTAGAAAATGCCATGAGAACGCAGATACCAAATACCCTGCCTACTTATTTAAAGGCTCGTCCCCTTTTGGGTGATGGTCAGTCTGGGCTCGACTTTGGAGCCGGGTTGGGATTGGGAGCTAAAAGATTAGGATTTCAGAGTTACGAGCCACTGCCTCAAAAGTCTTTTAAGCCTGACTTTACCAACGCTGGCGATATTCCGTCTAATTATTTTGATATGTTGACTAACTTAAATGTCTTAAATGTTGTCCCCAGGCCCATACGAGACGATATAGTTGAAAACATTGGTAGAGTTATGAGCCCGGGAGGGCGTGGAGTTATAACGACTAGGGGCAAGGATGTTATGGATGTTAAGAACCCACGCATGGGCCCAGAGCCTACGTCGGTGATAACTGGCCGGGATACTTACCAAAAAGGTTTTACCCAACAAGAATTAAGAGATTACTTAAAATTTATTTTAGGTGATAAGTTTGATATAGACAGTATAAATCTAGGCCCGGCTGGGGCTCGAATAAGAAAGAGGCGTTAACTATGGCTGTGAAATCTTACCCCGGACCAATGTTTGGACCGTCTTATTCTTTACTGGATGAAGTGTCAGAAATTTCTCGCAGAGCTGGCGGCTTTGGCCCAGAAATCAGACCTAGAGATACGACTTTTGCAGAGAATGCGACTGATTTTTTCACGCCCTATATCGGTAAAGATACGTCAAGAAGAATATTTGGTGGAGCTAATCCGGGAACTGGATCCGGGGCTTTTGGTCAACCCAAGTCAGGTATTTTGAATTATTTTGATAACGCCGGTTTAGCTAACATCCTACCCATAAGCGCTGGCATAATGTTAGGCGGTCAGGCTGGGAAAGATCTTATAGCTGGCAACTATAGCGACGCCGCATTAAATACAGGAATGGCCGGTGTTGAGCTTATGCTAAGTGGGCTTGGAGCTAAACAGCTATATCAAAACGCACTATTGAGAAATCCCAAAAGACCATTGAAAAATATTACTTTGTCTACAGGTGGTCAATTTGATAAAACGTCTGCAAGACCTGTTAAATCATTAAAACCCCAGGAAAAAATACCTAAATACGAGGATGCGGCTCACTTTATGAGAGTAAATGAAATGCTAGGCGATATTATTAAACCACCTTCTTTTACACCTTCAAAGTCAGCAAAAGCCTCAAGGTTTGATAGATTAGGCGTCCATGTTGGAACTGCTGATCAAGCTAATGATAGATTTAAATTTGCAAGAGATGTAATGGAAAAAGAAGAGGGTATGACACTACCTTTAAAAATAAGAACGGACAAGCCATTTGAAATTAAAGATTTGAAAGAATTTGGCATTAAACCAGATTTAAGATTTGACATGACAGAAGTTATAGACGGTAAAACAGTTTTAACAGAAGACGGCGTTAAGGAAGTTATGAACGCATACGCTGACGCAAAAAATGTTGATTTGGATACAGGTGTAGATTTATTTAGGAAAGAACTAACCGATAAAGGATACACTAATATTCCTTATATTAATCTTGTAGAGGGTATGGATAACAGCGCAGGAGGCGTCATGGAAACATATTTACGTGGTATTGATGCTCCTTTCACAAAAGAAAACATAAGCAACATCATGTTAGTTGACAGAACTATTAAAGACCCGGCGGTAATAAAGAGCCGGTTTGCAAAATTTAAAGACGTATATGACCCAAATATAATGGCTGGTCTAGCTGGCCTTGGCCTGTTATCGCAAGTAGAAAATGAGGAAGGCGAGTAAGATGGAAAATGAAATAAACGAACTCGTGCAAGAGCTGGAAGCTGAACTCGATCCTAACATCATGGACGATGAGGAGCTGAAAGGCATCGTAGGAAAAGAGATAGACGACGCAATTGATTTTGTCGATAACTGGGTATCTCCACTGCGCGCCACAGCAACTGAATATTATCGGGGCGATCCTTTTGGCAATGAAGAGGCCGGGAGATCTCAAATTGTAAGTATGGATGTCCGGGATACCGTGATGAGCATTATGCCATCTCTTATGCGTATTTTTAATTCTACTGAGAATACGGTAGAATACGCGCCTCAAGGCCCTGAGGATATAGAGGCCGCAAAGCAGGCGACGGATTATGCCAGGTACGTTATCAACAGAGACAACGACGGTTTTTTACAGATGCACGCAGCCTTTAAGGATGCGTTAATTCGTAAAGTAGGCGTATTAAAATGCTACTGGGATGACCAGACAAAATTTGAGACGCACGACTGGACCGGGCTAGACGATAATGCTCTCGCAGCTCTCATGTCGGACACTGACGTTGACGTGCAAATACAAGCCTCTGAGCCGGTGGGTGAGCCCATGATGGAACCGATGACAGGCGAAATTTTACCGCCTCCGATGGTGCACTCAGTTAGGGCAACTTACACGCACCCGGACGGAAGAATTAAGATGGAGGCCGTGCCACCTGAGGAATTCCTAATTTCACGGGAAAGTAAGTCATTAGACCAAGCGTCATATGTCGGCCACCGCCGGGTTATGACTGTCTCCGAGCTCGTATCTATGGGGTACGACTACGACGTAGTATCAGACGCCGGGGCTAATTACGACGACATGGAAAGCAATATAGAGCGATACACTAGGAATAAATCTTTAACTAGTGAAATGCATGATCGTAATGATCCGGCAATGAAGAAAGTGCTATATGTCGAAAGTTACATAAAAGTAGACTACGACGGAGACGGCATAGCAGAGCTTAGAAAAATTTGCACCGTAGGAGACGAGAGCGTCATTTTAATGAACGAGCCGTGTTCAGTCGTTCCATTTGCAGTATTCTGCCCGGATCCAGAGGCACACGACTTTTTTGGAATGAGTGTAGCCGACGCCGTTATGGACATACAAAAAATTAAATCTTCTATTATGCGTAATACTCTAGACAGTCTCTCAATGTCTATTCACCCACGCATGGCGATTACTGAGGGTATGGTTAATTTAGACGACGCCATGTCAACTGAAGTGGGATCCATAATCCGCCAGAGGCAAAACGGAGCCGTTCAAATGCTCAGTATGCCATTTGTCGGTCAACAGGCATTCCCGGTCTTAAAGTATATGGATGAGCTTAAAGAGGCCCGTACAGGCATCTCCAAAGCCTCAGCAGGGCTCGACGCTGGAGCCTTGCAGTCTTCGACGGCGACAGCCGTTAACGCCACTGTGAGCGCCGCACAGCAACACATAGAACTAATTGCGCGTGTATTTGCTGAGACTGGCATGAAGCAGCTATATAAAATTGTTTTACACTTATTAACCACGCACCAAGACGCGCCTCGAATGGTTAGGTTGACTAATAATTTCGTGCCGATAGATCCCCGTACTTGGAATAGTAATATGGACGTGTCTGTCCGTGTCGCTCTTGGGCGTGGCACAGACACTGAGCGTATGATGATGCTCAAGCAAATTGGCGAAATGCAAAAAGAAGCAATGCAGACTATGGGAGCCGTAAACCCATTGACTGACATTAATAAGCTTGCCAATACACTAAAGGCAATGACAGAGCTTGCCGGGTTTAAGGATACCTCGCAATTCTGGAGTGACCCGGCGCAATTTCAAGCGCCTCCAAAAGAAGATAAGCCAGATATTAATGAGCAGCTTATTTCCGTTCAAATACAGCAGATACAGGCTGACATTCAGAAGAAGGCGGCGGAGCTTAATTTAGAGCGCGATAAAATGACAATGGAAGATGACCGTAAGAGAGATGAGCTTGACGCCGATTTGTTTGTAAAAGCTGAAGAAATGAAAGCTAAATACGGAACACAATTAAACGTAGAAAAAATTAGGTCAGAGCTAGCGATCAATCGTGAAGTTATGAAGGCTCAGGCTGAAGTTTTAAAAGGTGCTGTAGATGATAAAGAAAACTAGACAGCAAGTCATAGACGACGGGGCGGAGGCTGCCAGGCTTCTAGATACAGAATTACCTCGCTTTATGGATGAGCTGGAAGCAGAGATCTGGGAAGAATTTAAAAAGTCTGACCCCAGTGACAAGGATGGCCGGGAGGTTATTTTTGGTAGAGCGTGTGGCATTGAAAATGTAAAAACAATGCTTCACAGATTAAAACAAAACGCGACTATTGAAAAAAATAGAAAATAGCGCATAATGGAGTTAAGCAATGTCAGAAGCCAACAACCCTAATGGGACTGATCTGAACACCGCAAGAAATGCAATTAAAGCCTTACTAACGCCCCAAGAGGATACCGTGACGGAGGAACAAGTTGCGCTTGAGACTGAAACTACTGAAGCTGAACAATTTGAGGAACAAGTAGAAGAAGTCGAAATGTCCGAGGATACGCAAGTATCTGAAGACGGTCTTGAAGTTGAAGAGGAAGCAGAAGAATTTGAAGACGCATCTCTGGACATACTTGGGCAAGTAGTCGAAGTAGACGGCGAGGAGATAACTGTTGAAGAGCTCAGACGCGGAAACCTAAGACAAAGAGATTATACACGCAAAACTCAAGAGCTCTCTGAATACAAAAAATCAGTAGAAGCTCAAGCAATTGAGATGGAGCGTGAACGTGCTCAATATGCTCAAATGCTTCCTGCTTTGCAGGATCGTTTAGAGCAACAGGAGCCGGAGCCGGATTGGGACACTCTGTATGATCAGGATCCTAACATGGCAAGGAAGGCAGAACGTGCTTGGCAGACACAGCAAAAGGAGCGACTAGCTTCTATTGATGCGGTTAAGGCCGAGCGTCAGCGAATGCAACAGGTTGAAGCAGAGCGTATAGAAAATTACCAATTGCAATACCAAGCGCAGCAGCGAGAAATTTTGCCCGACTTAATCCCGGAGTGGCGCGATACAAAAGTTGCATCTAATGAGGCTAAACAGGTTCGAGACTTTCTCCTTGGGGAAGGATTTTCAGAGCAAGATATTAGCGGATTAAAAAATGCGACACTTGTAAGAGTAGCGAGGAAAGCCATGCTATATGAAAAAGGGCAGACTAAAGCGACGGAGGCAAAGACTAAGCCTAAGAAGCAGCAGCCCAGAACTCTAAGAGCTGGATCTCGAAACACGCAGCCAAAGCCTAAGACTGAGCAAAAACAAGCGCTACAACGCGCACGTCAAACTGGCAAAGTGGCTGACGCCGCTGCCGCAATTAAACACTTACTCTAGGAGGCTGTAATGGCTATAACTACCAATACGTTCACATCCTTTGACGCCAAAGGTATTCGTGAGCAACTTTCGGACGTGATAAGTTCGATTTCACCTGAAGAGGTCCCACTGCAAAGTAACCTTGGAAGCGTCAATGTTTCTAACACATATTTTGAGTGGCAAACCGACTCACTAAACGCTGTTTCAAAAACGGCGAGAGCTGATGGCGATGACGTAGGAAACACTTTCGACGCCACATCTGCAACAACTCGTGTCGGTAACTATACGCATATTTTGCGTAGAACAGCTATCGTCGCTGACAACCTATCTGACCAGTCGTTGGCCGGAAGATCGGATGAAATGGCGATGCAATTAGCGAAGCGAGGACGCGAATTACGTAGGGATTACGAGGCAGTTTTCACGGACAATAATGCCGCCGTATCAGGAAATTCCTCTACACCGCGTGAAACCGCTGGCTTAGGTGCATGGATTGCAACTAACGACATTATGGGTACTGCTGGTAGCCCTGCAAGTCCAACTGGTGACGGAACCGATGCTCGTACTGACGGGACCCAAAGGGTCTTTACTGAGGCTATGTTAAAATCGGCCATGCAGTTAGCATTTACTTCTGGCGGTAAGCCATCAATTATGATGACTGGCCCGTTCAACAAAACCAAAGTATCAGGTTTTGCTGGTATCGCTGCACAGCGCTACATGGCTCCAAGTGATGGTCCAACTACGATTATTGGGGCTGCTGACGTTTATTTGAGCGATTTCGGGAGCTTATCCTGTGTTGTTAATTTATTTCAGCGAGAACGTGACTGTTTTCTACTCGACCCAGAGTTAGCAGAAATTGCAGTTCTACGTCCTATCCAGACCGTTGATCTTGCTAAAACTGGTGACGCAACCAGAAAAATGGTGCTTGGCGAGATGGGCTTACAAGTTACTAATGAAGCTGGACACGCAGGCGTGTTCGATCTTACAGTATCATAATAGCTTTAGGGGCAGCTTAATTGCTGCCCCTACTCCCAGGGAATAGCCTTTAAAAAGGAATTATATAAGATGAAAAAATTATGGAGCCATGATCCAGTAACCGGGATTAAAAAGTATTGGCACGTAACTGGTAAGGGTGAGTATGTTGTTGAGACAGTTATGGACGTTAAGCCAATTGTGGAGGCTAATAAAAAGCAAAGAAATAACATGGATAAGAGACATAAGGACGTGAATAAAGTTGCCTCAATACCGCTGCCGATATACTACGAACTAAAGCGTAAAGGTATCGCTGACGATCCTAAAGCATTATTTAAGTGGTTAAACGATAGCGATAATGCCTGGACCAGAACAAGAGAAAGCACGCTATGAGTATTTCAAATTTTTCTGAATTAAAAAGTTCGATAGCAGATTTTTTAAATCGTGATGATCTTACTTCAGTAATTCCTACTTTTATTAAGTTGGCTGAGGCTGACATGAATAGAAAGATACGCCACTGGCGCATGGAGAAGCGTGCAACTGCAAATCTCGATACCCAGTATACCGCTTTCCCGAATGACTTCATCGAGGGTATACGTCTCATGATTACCGGGACTACAGAATTCAGGTTAGAGCTCATAACTCTCAGCGAACTCATGGATAAAAGATCCGAAAATAATGCCTCCGGGACACCTAGATTTTATGCCCTCGTTGACGGCTCCTTCGAGGTGTATCCGACGCCGGATCAGACATACACTTTGGAGATGCTTTACTATGAGCGCATAGACGCCCTAAGCGATAGCAATACTGCAAACTGGGTTTTGACATATAACCCAGATGCGTATCTTTACGGAGCGTTGACACACAGCGCCCCTTACTTGGGAGAGGACGCAAGATCGCAAGTGTGGGCGCAGTTGTATCAAAACGCGATAAGTGGTACAAATATGGAAGATCAACAGGCCAAGTCTAGCGGATCGGGCCATCGAATGAGAGTTAGGAGTTTTGGATAATGGCAACAATAGCAGACAGAATTTTAGACAACGGGCTAACTGTTTTGGATACGGAAGCAAATCGTGTAGATATTACTAGCGCAGAAAGCACAACATTTGCAGAGGCAACATCTTCGCAAACGCTTGGTAACAAAACAAGTATTAGTATTTCTGCCCCTGCGGAT